AATATCTCCGAATGTTCTGATAAGAACATTCTCACCATCGTTTGCACTCTCAAGTGCAATGCCAATTGCTTTATCTGCGGCGGCTGTTGCTGCTGAAACGGTAAAATCACCTACCAATTTTACAACAGCACCCTGTTCAATGTTACCGCTTGCTGTAAATGCGTAATTCATTATTTACCCTCCTTTGCCTTTTCGTATTCAATTCTTGCTTCGGCAAATGTTTTAATATTATGCTCTTTCTGATATTTGTTTATCATTTCAATTTCATTAAGAACTTTGTCGGGCTGTTCACTAATGTCTTCCCCTTTTACACCTTTTGGAACAATAACTCCACGCTTTTCAATCAGTTCCTCTGCAAGTTTCTTATTAGAAACATAGAGTTTTGTCAAAGTTTCCTTCTCTGTGGGAAGAATTTTATGCTCTGAAAGAGACTTTTCCACCCACTCATTTGCCTCTGCTAACTGCAAACCTTCTTTTAACTTCTTGTTTTCTTCTGTTAGAGCTTTTATTTTGCCTTCCTGCTCGGACAAAATTTTCTCTTTTTCGGCTAAAATTCTGTCCTTTTCGGCAATTTTTTCGGTAAGCTCTACAACTCTGTCAACTTTTTCTTCCATTTTTCCTCCTTTAAAAGCATTTTTTTTCATTCTTTCGGGAAGATGTTTTTTAATCCTCCCTTCTATAATTTTTTGTTCCTCGGGGCTATAAAAACTCCGATTTTTTTCTTTACTAAAATACTTATAAGCCGCTATTGCTCGTTCCTCTGTATTGCAAGGATACATATAATTCACTGGGTCAGCAAAATCCCCTTCTGGACAATCTTTATATTCAGAGGGAATTGTAAGATTTCCGTCTTTCCTTACGTGAATATGATACTTTTTAGAACGGGCTTCTGCCTGTTTATGTAATTCTTCTTTTTCTGCCAAAGTAATTCCCTCCTGTCCTTCCAAATATGGACGATTCGTTATTGCAACTGCTAATAATGTTGGTCCTACGTCATTCCCTGTTTTTTTATCTCTATAATGCTCTGCATATTCGGGGCTAACATATCTAAATTCCTTATTTTGAATATAATTTCTCGCATTTTCCGTCCATTGGGGAATCATAAACAACTTATCCCCTTCCACATATAAATCCTTCAACCACCCAGCTGCTTTTGACAGTTCTGGGTCTTTCTCTTCAGAGCCGTGATTATAATCTATTACAAGTTGAGTAGGTGGCTCTGGTCTAATCCCTTCCTTAAAATTCTTCACCATATTTTCCAACGTTTCTTTCGTTACGACCATTTTTTGACCATAATAATCCCACGTTCCTGTTCTTAAAATTTCAACAGGCTTGCCTACGTCAGATATTTCACTTAAATATTTCATTTCTTCCCCCCTACTGTTATAGGTATCTCAAATCCGTCAAGAAGATATTGGGTTAAATCTACTCCTTGAAGGAAGTCCTTGACGGCGGCTATTGCATACGCCTTTTCTACAATATCTTTTGCACTAATACCACTTGCCATAATCTTCGGATATGTATCTGCTTTGAAATTCAAATCTACCATTTCTTTAATAAGGTCGTTTATAGCAAACGACATTGCTGCTGCGATAGATGCTATTCTATTATAAAAAGGTGGGGCTAATGTAGAGCCAACTGCACGAGACCCTCTATTAGCAGTTGATAATGTAAATATCCCTGCTGATTGAGAGTTAAAAACGTCTGAATTTAATTTATTCAAGAAAGGGGCTGGGTCGGCTGTTCGTCCCTCTACGCCTTGGAATCTAAAATGAATATCTCCCTTTTCCATAAAATAAGAATTTGGACTTGAACGAATTCCCTTCAAGAAATTTTCAATTTTCTCTTCATCATCCTTATCTATATTATCTGGATACTGTGCAATTGGAATTCCCATCGCGTTCTTTTTCAATCCATCCGCCGATGCTACTTCAACTTCTTCTGATAGAACATACGCTCTATATAAAGGACGTAGAATTGATTGACCCTCTGGGTCAAGAGTCTGTCTGTCATTGATTAAAAGAAAAAGATTTTTCATAGGAATATCTACTGTTCCATTAGTGGTCATTTGAGTTGCACTTACAACAGTCCCTTTCTTATAATCATACGTCCACGATACAATGCTAAAAGGCATTCTGGGGTGTAATTTAAGATAATATTTTCCATTATCCGCTATCCATTCTTTTTCAAAAGCCATATATCCGTAATCCAGAAAATATAAAGCATAAGTTAAAAACTCAAAGAAATTCATCCTGGTAAAGAAGTTTTCATTTACATAATCAACAACTTGTTTATCTGCCCCGTTGGGGTTAATTTTCCAAATTGCTGTTTTAATTGGGTCTTTTACTGCATTGAGGAGTCCCCTTATCATAGGGGAAGTATTCCTCATATCAAAAATTATCTTGTATTTAGAGGTGTTGTTTGACCATAAATCATTGTTATCAACACTATGAAGTGTTTGCCCGCCTTTTATTTTCACCAGATTCTCCTCCTTATTGCTTGCCTCGCAAATCTACTCACAGTTTTTATAGAAACGTGAAGCGGTCTTTGAATCCCGTCTGCAAGGTATCTAATCGCATCACAGGCATCATCATTCTTTTTATAAACTTTTCCATCCTTATAATGGTAAGATTTCTTCTCATTTAGGAAGATAGGAGCATTACTTATTTTAAGTGTTCCATTTTGGAACAGGTCCTTCACATTATCAATTCCATATTCTACGTTATGCCCAGCCATAAAAACACGTAATCCGTGCTGTGCAAGTTCTTCTCTTACTTCTGGTCTTTCGTGAGAAACATAGAACCTTGCCTTCCCATATTTTTCTTCAATCCCCTTTGCTATTTCAGCAACTTGGCGGGCTGTTTTCCCTTTTATTTCAATCTCTTCTACTACATACCAAGTAGGTGCTTTATAAACTCCCACTTCCATAATCGTAGGGTGGTCAAATCCAAAATCCATTCCCACTACCACGTCGGTATAAGATTTTGGAGCAGGGGCTATAATTTCCTCGTCTGGTATATCGTAAATTGCCCCTGCAAATGATACAAAATCAGCATATAATTCCTGACGCCTCAACTTTTCACCCTTGATTCTATTTAGGATTTGTTTAACTCTCTCTGGGTCACGATACGGGTTTTGATATGTATTCCATTTAGTAACGAAGATATTTCCATTTTTAGAGATAAATGTATCATTGTCAATTTTAGTCCCTAATAAAGCGGGCTCTATCATATCATAATAGAACCAGTTATATCCATTTGGAGTTGTTCCCCCAAAGACATAACCCCCCGCTTCAAGCCCGAGTAAAATGTTATTGATTGCCTTTGCGTCTTCAATGTGGGCTATCTCGTCAAAATATGCCCAGTCTTTATGTAGTCCACGAAGACGGTCAGGCTTATAAGCAGAACGAACGATAATTGTGCTTCCATTATAAAATGTAATCTTATTAGACGTCATTTTCTTTATAAAAGGACGAGGAGCAAATTTTTCTATTACAGGAAGAAGGTCATAGACTGCCATATCACTGGTAGGAGAAATGAAAACCCCGTGATTAGGAACTTCTAATTTCCCCGCCCCGTCAACAGCCAAGGCAAATCCTTCATTTACTCCTGCAATTGTTTTGCCGCCCGAACGCCCCGATACCATAAAACGAAACATTTGTTTTGATTGGTGAAACTTTAATTGTGCTGGGTGCGGGCTGTATCCATTATCATATCCTTCACTCATTTACTTTTTTCTGCCACTCCAAAGTCCTTTTAACTGTTTTCTCTACTTTCTCCCCTACTGGGAAACTATCTGGCATATATTTCATCATAGATGAAATGTAATCAGCATATTTAGATAAAATAGTCATTCTTGCTTTTAGACTTGAAGCCTCGCTATATAATGAGTTGAATTTTTGAATAATATCCTCTGCTGATAATACGAGGTCATACTGCAAATTCTGAACTTCTACTGGAAGCCTCTTATATGAAGTCTTTAACCAAGTCCTTACAGTTACGTATGAAACATCTAAATTATATTTCCGCTTTATAAAGTCTGCTACTTCCCGTAATGAATTCTTTTTAGCATATTCAGCAACTTCATCTCTTGCAGATACGGGAAGAACATCAAGTTTAGCCTTGCCCATTGGTACTATCAGGAGGCTCTTTGTAAATTTCAAAAGGCTCTCCCTTTGCAGGTTCTAAATCTGTCTTTTGTAGTTCTTTTAAGATTTTTGCAATCTCTTCTTTTGTTCCTTCAATTATTAAACGCATTTTTTATCCTCCATTGCCAGTGAG